ATAAATTTTTAAATAATTTACAGAATCAACCCAATCTGCTAATACCTCTTGAACGAAATTTACAAAATCATTCATTTGGTTATTTCTCCATATATGGCTAGATATAGAATTTTTTAACATGTTTTTCCTATAATCGTTTCCTAAATTTTTTCTATCATCAAAAACTGTTTCTCTAATAGAATAAATTCTTTTTTTTCTACTTTTAAAAAGACCGTTAAATAATTCCATTATATAGCTTTCCTATTTTTAGCTTGAACCTTCGCAAAGATTGTATTTTTAACAGCTGGTTCGTCAAAGTATATTGATAACGCGGCCTTTTCACCTGTTTTAACAGAATCATCTACCATTGATCCGTCCGAATCTAGCCATCCTCCTCTGAATAATGCTACCTCTTCTTTTTCTAAAATTATATCACCAAATGAATCTAAGTTAATTACATTTTCGGGTAAAGGAGCTCCAGGCTCAAAATTAACTTGAGAAGTAGTTACGTTTCTTTTAAAGAAAACCATTTTTTGTTTACCATTACCTATGTCTTTTAACACAGGTGTAGAAGGCGTAACAGTAACTGTCTCAGAAATATAATATCCTAGTCTTCTAGCTGTTTCTTCTTTTTCAGAAGTAAATTTTACGTTCACAGAATCTATTCCTTCTATTGCTTCTACTATGGCAACTATATCTGATTTTGGAAGGCGGTCTCTTCTAGTTATATTAATTAAATATTCTGCAACTTTAGATCTTATTTCAGTAGCAAGATTTGCTTTAGTATACCCTTCAAAATATCTTACTTTAATGTCCATTCTAAAAAATTGGGGTTTAGGATCCACGACCTTTACTTCTGTCGTTACCATCTGTCTTCCTGATTTTTCTAATAATCCTAAAATACCTTCTTTTTCTATTTCTGTAAAAAAGAATTCAGAAGTATCTAGAGAAAAATAGTCTTTATTATTTTGTAACTTTTTAAGAGTATTAGGTAACATAAATAGATAGATAACATTATCATCATCTAAATATCCATCGTCAGTTGTATTATATGCGTCTAAATATGAAAACATACCATATCTTGATAGAAAATGCTCATAGTTATCTGGTGTTGCTAATACAAATGAGTGTGATTGTAATGGAGCAATCAGCTTTGTTAATTCAATATCTTCAGGGTTTGCTCCCATTTTAGGAGCTACTGTAAATTCAGATTCTAATAGTTCATTTAAATCATGTGTATTTCCTAGTGAATCTGTTCCTTCTGTCTTAAATTTAAACGATAGGTCTGCTCTTCCGTTTAAATTACCCATAGCTCCTTCAATTTTTAAATATTCTACTTCTATTGTAGATCCCATTTCAGGAATTTCTCCAAAAGATCCATTTCCAAAATAAAGATCTAATCCTCCAGTTATACCCGTTCTTACGATATATCCTTGAGTATTTTTCTTCATGTCATATAGTGAATCGTATTTTGTCCAAAGTGCTGAGTTAACTTTTACCCTAACATCGCTATGATCTACCATTGATTTTGTAATTACGTTAAAAGATTGAAAAGATTCTCCAGTTGAAGTAAGCTTTTGTGTTTCATATTCACCCTGAACAACGGGAGCATATATGTAATTTGAATTTGATTTTTCTAATCTAAATTGATCGTTACTAGTTCTTAGAGTATATTTAAGACCGTTATCTTTACATTCTATAGTAGCATTTGCTGGAATATTTAATGCATCTCCAGTGATATCGTCTAGATTAGAAACGCCTAATCTAAGTTTTATTTCACCAACGGCGGCAGCTCCTCTAAATGCATCATGACCAGCCAACCTAGATATTCCATAAATGGATTCAGGGTTTTGTGCTGTTAATATGTTTTGCTCTACTGTAGAATCTTCAATATAGAAGAATATTAATCTTCCTATTTCTGAAATGACATCTAGAATCTGCGAAAAGGGAGAAGCTGTCGTAAAAGCACCTTGTACTTCCCCGTATATCCTACTAATATAGGATCTCACGTCTTCAATCATTTCACCAGCTTTAATTCTGGATGTCGATAAAAATTTATTATCTGCCATTTTTAATTTTAGTTTTATTATACATAAACACCTAGTTGATATCTATTATCAATTCTTATGTCTACAAACACCATGTGTCTATCAACTTCTTTTGTGAAATCGACATCTACTGTGACGTTAAATTTACTAGCTAAGGGAACATATTTATAAATTTGCTCAGCAACTACTTTTTTAAGTAAATAATCATTATAACTCAAAGAGTATACGTAATCTTCTAAATTTGCACCAAATTCAGGTTCACCTAAAACATCTCCTCTTCTTGTAAAAAGAACAGTTTCTATCTGTGTCATTAATCTAGCTAAATCAGAATTAATTTCTAACGTAGAAGGATTAAATCCGGGATCACCTTTTGCTTTTATATAAAACTCCATTTAACTATATATTCTATTACGAGTGCATCATCCAATCAGTGCCCTCATCTGTTTTTATTTCTTCAATTACAGCCTCTAGTTCTCCTTCACCTAGGCCTTGAATTGCATCGGCATTAACTTCAATATTTCCAGGTAATGCAAACCCAAATATACTTAGCTTTTGACCTAATGAAATTTTAATTTTTGCGGCGCAATATCTAAAAAAGGCCTCATCTTCAAAAAGTGCACATTCTGGAATAGTTTCATATACTTCCAATATAATGTCTCTATTGGGAGTTTCTCCTGTAAATTTAATTTCATGGGTTAATTGATTATAGTGATAACCTATTGGATTTTCTAAAATCTGTCTAGCTAAGTCAAAAAAGCTTTCATTAATTACATAATATTGTAAGTTTTCTGCAGCATCTACTACGCCATCTCCGCTAAACATACCAGTATACATCATTCTTTCGATCGCAAAATCACCTTGTGAAAATCTAATATCTGTTCCACCTGCATATTTAGATCCTGTTTCAAAACAGCCGTACACCGAATATACTTCTCCGCCTCCTGTTGTTGGGTCCATTGTAGGAAGAGTAAATGTTCTTTTATTTTTAAAGTATGTCGTATTAAATAATTCCTTAGGAAGAACCATAAAGTTTTCCTTCATAGAATATTCATAGTTTTTATAAAACCATTTCTTTGCTCTTTTAACAATATTTTGAACTTCTGATTTTGGAAGATTCATAGGAATCATACAAGACCCTGTTACTTCTGATGCTAATTCATTTACAAAATTATTAAAACACTCCGTATCCCATGAAGGTGGAGTCGTTAAATCAGATTGATTACCTATTATATTATCGCTCATTTTATTTTAATTATTTTTAAACTTCTGTATAAAGTATTTTTTCTGTTTCAGTGCTAAACTGTGCCGTTTTCTTATCGTATTTTCCATCTCTAAATATACCACCTTCCATTTTACCTTTCATCATACCACTACCATATATGTAGCAATCCTTTAATACACATGTTTGATGGACGTATGAACTTTCTAATTTAGAAGAATTTACCTGACTAGATTGATAAAAATTAGATGAATGAATATCTGATCCGTTTACATCACAGCTAAAGAAATCACATTCTGTAAATTCGCCTCTAAGAAAACACCTAACAAATTCGTATCCTCTTAAATCCACACAATAAGGAAGATTACCTCCCTCAACTTGAATTGTCCCATTGTCAGAATCATAGTTAATGTGCCCAGCATTTAATTCACCATGTGTGAAAAGCGTCAAAACTCTTTCTCTAATATTAGGCCAATGTAAATCTATTATTTTTTCATTGTCTTTAAGATCAACGGTTAGTTTTACCTTGCCATTCCATCCCTTATCGATATTTCTCCAATCAGATCTACTTTTTATAATTTTTTCATTTTTAGAAAGAATTTTTCTAAGCTCTATTGCATTTAACGGTGTAAATGAAGTTGTTGAAGTGCTATCCCATAGTTGAGATATAAATAGCTCTAACATTTGCAATATCTTAGAAGTTTTCTTTTCCCAATCAGCACCACCCAAATATCTAAATTCTAAATAGTTTTTGTGTCTTTTTTCAAAGTTAACTCCATAATATTTAGAATCTGGAAATGTAAAATTACTAGGTGTAATATTTAAACCATCAAAGAAATAAGTGTCAGATTTTGGTAAAATAAATTTAATTGATTTGGCGTAAGCTGAATCCTTTCTTTCAGGAAAAAACTTGAATACTTGACTTTCTTTAAAATCTAAAATAAATTTAAGAACATTCATTTTAGAAATTCTGTGTTTATTTTCTATTTTATTAGTATCGAATGAAAGATTTAAATGAATAGAACTTCTATCATTAGTATATCCATTTTCTTCTATCCATTTACATACCTTGATAATCATCATTCTACCTGAATGATATGGCTGTGCACCAGTTACAAGTTCCATAAGCTTTTCACCTCCACTCATATCTGGTTCTATTTTGAACTCATCTCTAGTAACCTCAAAATCACTATGCGCCTTAGATTCTACTCTAATCTTTTTACCTAAAAGACTAGCCAGTTCTTTGGCGGTATCGTCTATGGACTTGTTCGAATAAAATTCAAATTCTACCCCGATAAGAGCATTCTCCAATATTTTAGAGTTATTGATGTTGTTCATTTACGTAATTATATAACTTAAGTTGATTTATATATCTCTCTTAGATACTCTTTCACGTGAAAAAGCCCGATACATTGACCGGGCTTTTAAAATTAATAATAATCTGTATTATAATTTAAGAAATACCTTTCTGGTATCTTCTTCAACTCTAATAATTTGAACTGTAATATCGGCGCCTTTAGATATTTCTTTAATGTCGATATTATCTGGAAATTCTGAAACATGTAATAAACCTACTACACCTTCTTCAACCTCAACAAATAGACCATAATCTTTAGTAGACTTTACCTTTCCGATAACTTCTGTCTTTTTATTATATCTTTGTGAAATACCTTCCCATGGGTCTATTTTCTTTTCAGCTGGAGAACCCTGTACAAGTGTTATTTTTCTTTCGTTAATAACTTCTTTTACATAAAAATTAATTTCAGAACCCGGTTCTAACGTTCTTTCTCTATGTAATTTTGCAGTTTCTTTATCTAAATCATTAACATGTATCATGCCCGTTAAACATCCTTCAAATTCTACAAAGACACCATATTTTGCGGAACCTGTGACATGGCCTGTTCTTTCTACTGAAATATCTTCTTGTATTTCTTTAATCTTATTAGGAATTAAGGCTCTTAAATAAGCTCTATGAGAAACTACAACAGTTCCTTTTTCTTCAGAATAACTTACTGGAACTACATACATATCTGTTCCAATAATAGATTCAAAGTCGTGTAATTTATTAACTCCAGCTAAGGAACCTGGCATAAAACAATCTACACCTTGGACTTGTACAATATATCCTCCACCTGGAATCATTTTAATAACTGTTCCGCTATACGCTGTATTTCCTTCATTTATAGATTCTACAATTTCTCTTACCACCTTTGTTTTTAGACCGGCGGCAACTGATCCTACCATATACCTTTTGACGTTCATAGATTTATCAGCTATTAACTGTACGTCTACTTCTACGCCTGTTTGTAATAATTCTCTTACCTCTGCGGTTTCTCTAGATAAGTCTACATATATTAGTTCCCTATAACCTACATCGATGGATGCCCAGTCTGAGTCTACTCCATAAACTTTTCCAGTGTAACTTGAACCCAGTTTTAAATTATATTGTGTATTAGAAGTTAATGAATAACCCTCCATTAAGTCTAGTAATTCTTGGGCATAAGGTTCCCTACTATAAACTTTAACACCGGGAGGTGCCTTAACATGTGGGTTTGGTTTTCTAAATTTAGTTGGACAATCTGCTTCGTAAGCTTCCCAGTTAAAATCTTCAAGTGGTTCTGGGGAATTTAAAAGGCTTTCATCTTTTGAAGTTTCTTCGATTTTTACTTCTACTTCTTGTGTTTTTGTAGAGATTCTTTGTCTCTTTTGTTTAATTGTTGTCTTTGTTGACATTTAATTTTGTTTTTAAAAGGTTAATGTATGTTTTACTTGTTATATATCAAATTACGGTGGCGTCAAATCCTATCATCGGAATGTATGGAACAGTTCCTGCAGGAATACCTCCAAGGTAAATAAATTTCATCTCGCTAAGGTGTGTAAAATAAGAATACGCAAGCGCCTTAGCCACCGCAGCCGCAGCTCCAGCCCTATCTAATCCATAATCTTTTCCAGAATTAAGTGCTCTTCGTATATTGTCTGCTAATTTTTTTTGATTTCCGTAACTAACTCCTATGTATTTTCCGCCCAAAGGGGGAACAGAAGAACATGGTGGAGTTGGTGCAGAAGTTGCAAAAGGCTGTAATTTTGCGTCCTTCCAGTATTTAAGAGTTGCCTTTGCAAGTTCTTTATATGGATCGTCTTTACTACCTCCCTCTGCCAACATCGCAGCTTCTAATCCTAATTCAACTATTAAGGTATTTCTAATTTGTTTTGCAACAGTACCAGTTTTGGACATATCTATATTCACTATAGAATCTGTGCCTTCGTCTGACTCTGTTAATGGACACCCAAACCATTTTTTTCTTAATTCAGTTTTAATAAAGGCTTGATCGAGCTTACTTTTTCTTTGACCGTACTCTTTAGTTCCGTTCCATGTAAATTCTGAAATAACATTTGTAGTTAATATGGGTGGCATTTGTGGATTTTCGTCGTAAGGTTCCTGTATTTTTAAGTTAGTTAATTTAAAAGGGTATCTAACTTTCATTTTTTCACCTGGTTCCATTTCTTCATAATTCTCAGGTAATTCGTTATCGAATGGCCATGGATATTTAATAGGCTGCGTAGCATCCGCCTTCACAGCTCTTTCATGCCATATTGTAGTTCTATTAATAGTTCCATTGGTACTTGTTGCCCATGTAGCATCTTCATCCAGGGGATGTGCCTTCATTATTTCTTCATGAACGTATTTTGCAATTAACCTATGAAATTCTCCATTCCTATTACCGGTGTTATTTGTAATTCCAACTTCCCTTTGAAAATCATTCCAACTCCAGTCAAGTTTTTTTAACTCATTGATAGCTGAAGTCCTATTTGCCTTCCTGTCATTAATAACTGCTGTCGTTGCACCTCCCACCGTTCCATTGGTATTTGAAGTATGTCTATTTTTTTCAAATTTATCTAGCCAAACTAAAAAATCGTATCTTTTATCTTTGTCAGTAATATCTTCAAATTGCATCAATAGTCTGGTTGCAAAAATTCTAGCTAACTCATCTGCACTTTCTTTTCCATCTAGGCGATGAAATTCAAAATACTTAAATCTATATAGATCTTCTGCTTCGTCGTCTTTATACTCCTCTAAATACTTATCAAGTTCTTCAGTAGGCTGATATTGTATACCTCCTCCAATTTCTCCTTCTAATTTATTATATGCGGGATCACTATCCTTTCCAGCGATACTTAATCTAGATCCAGCTCCGGCTGCACTTGCAAGCCATGCTGCAATTCCTAATTTTTCTTCTTCGGTATCAGGAGATACCATTACAGGTTCTCCTTTTTCAAAAAGGTCTGTAAACCATTGTTCATAGCTTGAAATAAATGCAGATTCTCCGGGTGAAGATTCATGAATGGCTGTTCCAGGAACACATGTTGCAAGGGTTTTAACAGCTGCTAAATATTCATTAGCTAATTTATTACCAAAATCTCCTGCTGTGTCTGGAGTTTGTTCTAGAAGAATTTTGGTTACGTTTGTTATAAATGTTGGCCAAAGTGCAGTCATTCTTATTTATTTTCTTGTTGATAATCAGGGTGTTTACTTTTCAAAGATGCAACGCCTGATGGGGTAGGCGGCAATGAGACTGCGGTTCCTGATGGACCAACACCGGTCGGATGTATATGGTTTTCGAAAAGGGTTAAATACTCATCTAACCATGCTTCTAGAGATTTACCTCTTACAGCTGGTTCAGATGTGTCTTCTCCTTCTTCACCCGTATTACTTAAATATACATTTCCTGAATCTAAAAATACTCTCGCTTCGGTTGAGATTTTTATATCACCTGCTTCGTCGATTTGAATTATAGGTCTTTCTTTTGCACCACTTCCTCTGGTAATTACCAAACCATCTTCTTCTGAATGATAGATTCTTACATTTCTTTCAGCATCATATACTAAACTAATTACATTTTCAGCATTGCCAGCGCCGTCTAATATATCTGCCTTAAGGTCTTTATTCTGATCGATGTGAAACCAATATTCAGGATGATATAGGTTTCCATTATCAAATCTAGCGGAAACAATATCTCCTATTCTTGGAACATGATGTGAACCTACTGCGTCTCTATTCATGGGAGTTGCCC